ACATCTTGGGCAAATTTCTCATCTGTAGGCGCATAAACCATACCTGACTCGAATACAGGTGCAACAGAGTTAATTCTAGTATGTTTATCTCTACCTCTTGCAGGAACATAATCTATAACAGGTATACCTGATCTTCTCAGTTCATGAATTAAAGGTTGTCCTGAAGCTTTAGCTTCAATAATAGTTGTTTCAGGTTGCCAGTATTGATATTGCTCTAGGGCTAAATTCTTAAGATCTGGAAAGTCGAACCTTCCTTTTATGGCATCTAATAAAATAATACAATCTTCATATCCTTCAGCAGGTTGAAATATTCCCCATGTTGTAATTGCAGAATAGTCCGCAGTTTCTTTTTTAGAGTAAGCTGTATCATAACTTTGTATAACATGTTTAAGTGTCGGTATCCGTTCTTCGTTCCATGGTTGCCACCATTCTCTTTTAATAATTGCACCTTCCTCTGACGTTGGATCTTGCATGTATTGTGCGTTCCAGTTTTTTGTTGTCACCGATGCTTTAACTTTTTCTAATTCGTCAAGTGGCCAGTATTCAGGCCATACAGGATTACCTGATGGAAGTATTGCTGGAAAATTTATAACGCGCCACGTATCGGCTTTAGGTTCAGATTGTGATTTGATGAGTCTTCCTGTTAAATCATCAGTTGCCCATCTTGTCATTACAACAACGATTGAGCCTCCTGGTTGAAGACGTTGTCTTGGTCCTGATGAATACCATTCGTAAGCACGTTCCATGGCAGAGTCAGACATAGAGTCTTGTTCAGTGTGTGGGTCATCGATAATAAGTAAGTCCGCCCCTCGTCCTGTGATTGAACCGCCTACCCCCGCTGCAAAATATTCTCCACCATGATTGGTCTCCCAACGGCCTTTAGCCTTACTATCTTCTCTAAGACTAACATCTCCGAAGATACTTTTGTAGTCTTCGGTCTCCATTAAGTTTCTAACCTTGCTACCGAACCGCGAAGCTAATTCAGCATTGTGTGATACTTGCATAAGTTTCATCTTAGGATTTTTACCTATCATCCAAGCAGGAAACAAATATGACGCAAACTCTGATTTAGTATGCCTTGGTGGCATATTCACAATAAGACGTTTAGATTCTTTTGAAGAAATGTCTTGAAACTCATTTGCTATTATCTGATGGTGCCCCCAGTTTTCAGGGTCCTCTGTTTGCCTACATATAAAATCAGGCCACATAGCTTTCACAAATAATAAAAAGTTGTCCTGACATAATTTTATATATTCGATCTGCTTCTTTAGAATTAAGGTTCTTAATTCATCATCGGTTAATTGATCTAATGTGCTCATCTCAAAAATTCTGTTTTCTTGGGTCCCTTTATACCATACCGTTTCAGCATACACTACTTCTATTCGACTTGCTATAAACAACACGTTGGCACAAGTACCTTCTGCCAGAACGTGGCAAATTTTTGCGTAAAGCAGGATTGAGTTTTTTGGTTTTGCTGAGCCTTCTATATAGATACACCGATAGCCCTTACGGGCTACCGATACAGACGCTATTGGTTGTGTCTTAACTTGTAAGTTTTTGTATTAGATAACTAAACTTATTCACTATTCTTTGTTTAAAATCATCTATTAAAGGGTTTCCAGTATTTTCTAATATTAGCTTTTCTACTTCGCCCTCTAACATTTTATACATTACTTCATAATTTAACTTACTGATTGCTGTTGGATCTAATTTAGCATTTTCAGTAAGTTGAGTATTAGCCGATTGCTCGGCTAATACTTTAGATATATTCATTAAACTATTTGTCATTGTTATCACCAATAGCTTTGTACTCACTATATTCAATCTCAGTACAGAACTGATTGAATAAGTCATTGTGTTTTATTTTGAAGTTAGCAGTTTCAAACTTCTTTCTCTTACGTCTGATTTTCTGCACTCCAAAGCTACAACCATTTTCGTCCTGAACAATAACAAGATTTTGATTTGTTCTTTCAAACACATCAACCACGTTTTGTTTCATTGTATCTAACTCTTTAGATAAACGATTAAGTTGCAACTTATTAACTGCATAAGCTAAGATGACTTTTTTTTCATCTGCTTTCAGTTTTCTTATAGCATTACTCATTGTTTTCCTTTGTTAATGTTAGTAATACCTTGTCTTATCATATCCCATATAAACTTCAACAACTTTGTGTTCATTATGGGTTCTGTTCATAATGGGTTTTCCACAGACAAACCTAGAACAAATGTAGAATAGAATTAAAACTTATTATTTCCATTAACAATAATATGTAAATAATTATTGCTGGTGAAAACCAAATTAGAAATCCCATCAGCTACCCCCTATCCTTTTTAAATAACGACATTACCCAACCGACAATACCTAACACGAGAAGTATCGTGAAAGGTATGTGGGTAAGGATAAACAAGATTACAAAATCTACCACGAGCAATGATAGACGACCTCTTCGCCTTTTTCCATTTGTGCCAAAGCCCAATCGCAGAACTGACTATCCTGTTTGGAATATTCCCTGACAGCTTCCTCTTGAAACTGATGTCCCCAAAAAAAGCCACCGCTACAAAACGAGTTTCTGAAAGAGCTATCAACTTCCTTACGCAACTCCATTATTATTTCCTTTGTAAGAACGAGTTCATCATCACCGTTCATTGGTTCGCTGTTTGGGTTTAGTTCTGCGAACTTATCTGACATAAATGTTTGAAGTCGAGAGTGCTTTCTCCAAACGAAACCATCTACTGTTGGTTCGTAGTTATCTGAATAAACTTTTTCAAAGTCTATCTTCTTATTTCTTATTTGACCATATTGATCTAGTCCCATTGTTTTCTCCTTTGTTATCTTTTGAGGGAAGAGCAAATTAATAACTAGTATTTCTCTTCCCCCATCATTGTCTTATCATATCCCATATCAAAGTCAAATAAAAAAAAAAACAAGAGCTTTTACCACCGAAAGCATCTGGAAGCTGCTGCCACCTGTGTACTTTAGAATAGTTCTGAACAAACTCTTTTCCAAACGAGGACGAGCGAGAGCTTCACAAAAGGTGACTGCAGGTGAGCACAAGGATCCCCAGCAGGGGCAGCATAGCGTTTGGATACAAAACGAGCAGCAACACGAGGAACGCAATCACGCGATTCTCCATCCGTCAGTAACGAACACATCACCACGGATGTCCTGAATGTTGTCCAGCTGCACGTCCAATCCTTGAGCAATCAGCTTACGCGCTTTCTCATTTGTTTTAAACGAGTTGTTGAAGAGACCTTCCTCATTCACTACCATTTCCTTGAGTGCTACCGCTGCAGGCAGGTCTTCTGATGCTGCAGGCATGGCTGCGTTTACGATTTCAATCGGTCCCTTAACGAGCGCTTGCATTTCTTTTAGTTCTTTTACTTTTCCTTCTATCACGGTCACCGTACCGTCATCCTTAATTACATGTGTCTTCATTGTTTATCCTTTTGTTCGTTGTTAACGGACCACGCTGATGCGTGGTCCGCTGTAATAACTCTGAATCTCTTCAGGGTCGATATGTATATAAGACCAGATGGGATATAAGTCAAGAAGAAAGTTCAGGAAATTTTCTACCAGCTCTGGCCTCCTGAAGACTGCAGCTGCAGGTACACAACTATTACCGATTCGTTGTACGAGAACGAGCTTCAATAAACGAGAACACGCTGCTACCAGATCCTGAAGGGGGCTCAACGGAAAACAATGATAGAAAAGTTGGCCCCCGAGAACGAGAATAAACGAGAATCAGATACCAGACAAGTCCTGGCTGGTCACGCTGCCTAGATGCCTTTCTATTTCTTCCCCGATTCGTTGGTCTTCGTCACGAGAACGAGAACGAGCTTCAGGATCCAGCTGCAGGAGGTCCCAGATGCCCTTCTGGACCGATGGCCACTTAACGGGAAACGAGAACGAGCAACGAGGTTTCAGTAAACGAGGATCAGTAATCGCGGACAACGGTCTGTACAGTTTCAAACTCTTCTCCAAGAGGGTCTCATTGCAGATAATAACTATACCACCGTGTTTGATTCGTTTGTTTATCCAACTAATTTGCCATTTAGATAGCTTCGGATATCCAACTCTGTCCGATTTAAGTTCCACCCAAAACTCTTTACCTTTCCAACAACCATTGATGTCTGGAATACCATTGATAGTATTAGATTCTACACGGATTAAATGAGGTTTTGTTATGTGTTTTTTAATTCTTTGCCAGAGTTTAGACTCACGCTTTTTCATAAATTATTCAGATCGGTTTAATACTCTTTCCATCTTAGTCACGCTGGATCTAAGTAGTACATTCCTGTCGGAGAATACTGCTGATTCTGTATCATACGAGGCAAATGTCCATACATGTTTATTATCTTTTGCAAAGATAAAAGCGTGTGTAATCATCTTTGCAGGTTTAAGTTTTTTTACTTCACTAGACTCTGCATGCCCCGCGTCACCGCAAGGATCTAACCAATATATCCTGTAGTAATAATATTTTTTATCACCAACGACAGCTTGCTTATATTTACTTTTCTTCCGTCTTAACATTGATTCTACCTAAATTAATATTGAGATCTGGATTATGCACCTCGTTAAAAATAGTAATAAAAGATGTCCAATTATTACCCTTCAGGTAGTTCTTTTGTCTCTGGCTTAACTTCGATCGTTTTGGCGTTGAAACCATCGATCTTGTTTGAAAGCTCTGTGAGTTTCTTCTCAAGCTCTGCACGTGACATACCCTCCAATCCTGATACTTTGACTTCTCTCTTATCAACATATAAGCCAGCTAATTGTCCTGATCTATATTCTGCATTTATAGCTGATGCATATTGTTTATCTGCAAACGCATTATCAGCATATTTTTCTAATCTTTTGTATCTACGCAGTCTATCCTTTTCATATTTGGCTTTTGCTTTTTCAAGCTGTTGATCCAAATATTTTACTACGTGTGGGTTATGTCTTCTTAATGTTAATCTACTTCCAATGTCTGAAAAATTTTTATCGTTTTTTGCTTCATATCCTGCTCGTTTACAAGCCTCAGCTTTTGTAATCTCACCCCAGTTAGCTACAAGTATATCTACAAACTTTCTTTGTTTAGGAGTTAAATCATCAATAGTTCTAAGTGCTTTTGCTTTTAATGCCATAATTATTTATTTAATTTATTGATATCACTTATAATTGATCTTCTTAGTAATTTATCTTGTAGGCCTTTAAGTCTACCTTTTAGAATATTTTTAATTCCATATTTCACATCAGATTTAGCAGTCTTTCTATCAACATTTTCTATTTTCATAATTTGCCTGGAGCTTCTTGCACCGCCTTTTCTTAATTCTTTATAAGCACTTTTAATACCTGTTCTAAGTAAACCACCTAAAAACATTTTTCTATATTGATTTTTCATTAATTATCTTTCTTGCCTTTTAACATTCTTTCACCTTTTAAAAGATATTCTTTACCTTGTAGATTTAATTTATCTCTATATTTACTTATATTTCTAGCTCCTCTTTTCAAAGATGCTCTAATACTTCTTGGAGCACTTGAAACTGGACCACTAGTAATAGAAAGTGCCTTTTTAATAATATCTGCTTTTTGGCCTTTCACATCTAATTTTTTTAATCCTTTTAAAAAAGTTGATCTTACTACGCTTTCAGCAGGACTCTTATTATAAAGTTTGTCTACCTTTTTTATCATGTCGCTTTTGAGATCTTTATATAAATCAGATTTTAAAAAAGCTTTGATTGCTTTACCACCAGTTCCTTTAATTAAACCACCAGCTAGGTATTTTCTTGACTTCATTTTTTTCTCCTTATTCCTCTTCTGTATGCCTTTCTTATACTTAGCTTATCTAAGCCAATCAAGTCTTTGACAGCATCTTGAAATCTTGCTGTAGATGTAGTTCCATAACCACCCCCAATATCAAGCATTGTTTTGGCACTTAATTTATTATTACTTATAGAATAGGTTCTACCACTTAAAGTGCTTTTTTGAAGTGATTGTTTTTTAATTGGGACAGGGCCTTTCTGACTAGCTGCACCTGCTTTAATGTTATATTTGTCTAAGCTTTTTGTAAGCTTCCTGAGTTTTGCTGCAGCGACTCTTTTTTTGGCTTTCTTCAAAGCTTCTTTTATAACTGTTCTAACTACCATAATTTTTAAGGACGGGTGGTATCAGGATCATCTTCAACAATGTCCAAAGTTTTGCCACCCATCAAATTCTATTATATAGATTATTTTAACCCCCGACTAGGTTACCCAAATCTACATTTTTGCACTACGCAAGGAAATATTGATATTGTGGTGTATCCAGATACACCACGGATACACCTACGGATACACCTTAAAATCGATTATAAGTGTTGGTATACAACAATAATAATCATCAGATACACCAGATACACCACTTTTGACCTCTGATTAAAAATATTACATAGGGGTCTAGAATATCTATATAGTAGATTTTTCAATAGCAACGCCTTGATGTTGCTAGCAACGCCCGCATGTTGCTATATATTCGTTGGCCTAGACGGACGAATTCGTTGATTTAGACAGACGAATACTGTACAATCTGCACGTTATATAACGCATTTCTTGTTATCTTTTAGGGCGTGGAGGGAGACTGAAGCGCCCTTTTTTCGTTGTCCGTTATCCGTTTTTCATATATATTGTAGACAGATCGGAGGAACAATGAAATAACTAAGGTCGATAGGGTAGCATGCTCTCTCGACATCTTTTCCCCTAGAAAAGGTTTACATGTTGCCCTATCTCTAGTTCTAATTATGCAATTCGATGATTTTACTTTTTTTATTTTAACAACGGCTACTTGCTCTTTAATCTTCGCTTGGGTTTTTTTCGGATAAGTTTACAGAATAAGTTTATTAACCTATACCATTCCTTCTTATATTTAGGATCTTTAGTTCTCCAGTAATTTCTACTGGCTTCATCTATTTTAAATGAAAGCGTTGAACGTGCCATATAATATAAATCCCCAAAAAACGGACAACCAAAAATAAAGGGTTCTTTCCCAATTAATTCTTAATCTTGCACATAATTCTTTTCTAATGCTCACTAAATGGCTCCTTATGATCACATATAAAACCTACGACTCTTTTGTTTTTATAGGTATGAAATGATCTTGTACCAAATAATGGTGTTCTTTTTTCTGTCATGGCTACGTTATTCTGATACCATGAATAGCAGCTCTCGTAAATGGTAATATCGTAAGTTTCTATTTTATTAGAAGATACAAGAATTAACAAACTAATGACTATCTCTTTCATTGTTTTAATCTATGTATAACACCTAACTTCTCTTCATTTTGAGCAATAATATCAACCTGCTTATCTAGCTCATCAACATGCTGCGGATGCTCACCAATCCCTACTGATTTAGTAAGGTATATTTCAATCGTTGCCTCAGCTTCACTAATTTTACTATGATATTTATCCTCTAATGCTTTTAATAGTTTCAATCTCATTTTTTTTTATCCTTCAGTCTAAGTTTAAAACGTATCTGATCAATTCTCTCTTTAATCGTACGTCTTTCTTCTTTAGTATCTACTCCTCTATACAATTTATACTCATTTTTATATTCTATCCAATAACATTGAATTTCAGTAAAAACAATCACCTTATTTTTCAAGCACCACTTGTATCTAGAGTGTACATGGTCGGGATCTAAATTAGCTAAATCACAGATCTGCCTAAAATCTTTACCATTACCCATAAACCACTCATGAGCATCTTTTTTATTGTAAGCTTCGTTTTTACCACCAAGCGTATAAAGACAATCTTCAAAGGCTTGAACAACCACAGCTTGATACAATCTGTGTTCGGATGATATTGGGGTTTTTAATATTTCTGTAGCAATATTAGTGCCCATAATCTTTAATAAGTTGTTTGAGTAACTCAAGATAAAAAGTCTCCATTCTACTTTGTCGGAGACCCTTGGAGGCTTCATAATCTAAAAAGACATCATTCATAAAATGAGTACGTTCTAAACCACTCATATCGGCAACATCTTGTAAACTATGATCGAATAAACTCATCTGCATAACCACCAGTTCTGGAAAGACAATGATATGGATATAGAAACTGGTGGCTACGCATTCTTAACTAAAGACAATCCCAACCTTTTCGCAGTTTGTTTTCGTCCCTTTCGCCAAGCTTGATCAATTTTACTTATAAACTGTAAGCTAAAGTTCCCCATTCCATAATCATTACCATTATAAAGCTGAAACATTATTGAAGTAATTTCATCATAAGTTTTTTTGTTAGGACATGACATCACTAACTTTTCTAAACCCTGATCTAATACATCTTCTAATGGTTTTCGCTTTTTTTCTGCCAAAACAATCTCCTTTTAAATTAATAAAAAAAATTGTTCGCTGTTCGGTAATCTAAGTAGATTGAAACCTCTACTTTTCATTAGGTTATGAGGAATACAGCTGATCTGTAGCAAATGGTAGGCACAAGATCAAGTGTTTTTTTGTACCTACCACACAATATCTAGATTAAGATACTTTTTTGAAAATTTTATTGTTTTTCTTTATCGTTAGCCCTTTTACGTGCCTTTTCCATGGTTCTAACTGTTTGCTTAATGTAAGCGCTAGTTCTATTGCCAAAGTGTGGGTCTTACCTTTAGTAGACTGATCTAATTCAATTGTTATCTTATCGTTTTTTGTCGTTCTATTACTACTATCGTCCATTTAGTTTACGGCCTCCTTGCACAAGTAAATCAGATCTAAGTTTATCAACTGATTTGCCTGTTTTCTTTGCAATGGTTTTAAGTTCAGAATCTACAAGTTTTGCAATCATAGCCCCTGGTCTTCTAAAACCTTTCTCGCCCATAGCTGTAATAATTTTATAGTTTTCTATATCTACAGCTACACTTTTCCATTTTCTCGTGTCCATATTTTATACTCCGCTTTAGTTTTACATTTACTTTGAATAATTTGAAGATGTTCATCTGCATAGTATTCGGCCACAGATCTCATACCGTTAAATTTATTCGTTTGTCTATTAATGGCTTCGATTCTTTTCTCTCGCCAATCTCTACTTTGTACAGTTTTCTCTGCTGACATTGTTACCATCCTTTTCTATAAACCAAACATATGACCACTCGTCATGTCCTGGTGTACATTTTTTACCTAACTTCATTGTATAACCACAACCTGTTAGAAATAAAAATAATGCTATTGTTGTTATTGTTTTCATGTGTCCTCCTAATACATGATGAAATAATACAGACCAGCTACCAATAATAAAAATAACTTTGGTGGTATTATTAACATTAATATTAATAAACAGAAATATCCAAATTGCTTCATCATCTTTGGGCATCTCCATCTGCTTTATTTAAATCCTGCTCATAAGTTCTACATTCGATCTCATCATTGATAAGATCTGTAGCTAACCATTCATTTACAGGATACACAGGAGCTGAGTATACATCTACTTTTGTAGATGCTAACCGTCCCCTTTGTTCTTTAAAATGTTCTGAGTCTTGTGTTGTTGCATCACCTTGTATGTCGTGTGTATGCGTTTTACTCAAAACATCGTCCATAGCCATAACCCACTTCTTAAACAAATGTGAGCTAGACTTAAGTTTTAGTTCACCCATGCGTCCCTCCATGATTTAAACTTTTCTTGTACATAATCGAACAAAGCATAATAACTTGTTTCTGCTTTTAATGTTTTTGCAAAAACAGCTTTATCTATTTCAATACCATTATGATAAAGTTTTAATTCACCTGCAAATTTATCGTAAGTGATAAGAATAGCATCGGTTTCTGCACCTAGTGTTTGTACAATATCATCAGGATTTTTTTTAAAATCTACTTCTCTAATGTTAGTGGTAGGGTGCGTTAAGTTTTCTACCACCTTTTCAAGTGTACTTGGTTTTTTGTCATTGTCTTCCATGATATACTCCTATTGTTGCCTTAGATTTATACTTAATTTAATATTAAATGCAAGGATTAAATGGGATATTATGAAATTTATTTTAACTTTATATGTTTGTTCTTTTATGGAATTTAATTGTTCTCCAGGAGTTACTTATCCTAATACTTTTAGTACATGGACTGAGTGTGTAGAAAAAGCTTTTGATGAATCTAAAGACTTAATTAATTCAGTACCACAAAATATAGTAGAATCTAATAGAATAGCCACAAAATATACTTGTACACCAGCTGTAGGTACATAGGGTTGTATTCCTACCAAATTTTGTTATATACTATCTTATGAAAAGTTATCGCGTTCAGATACGATCAGAAGGAAAGTATTATGATGGGATAATTAAGGCTGACAACGATGTTTTGGCTTTACAACAGTTCGATAAAAAACTGACCAATGGTGAAATCAAAGCACAAGATGAAGATTTCTACAATAAAACTAGGGTCTTCATTACATATGAGGAGCTAAAAAATGGCACTACAAATGCTAATATCGGAGAAGCTTCAGTTGGAGTCCAAATGGGCAACTCAGGCGTTATCACAAGGTAGGGTAACAACTGACATGAAGTGGATTGATATAAAGATCAAAGACTTGAAGAAAAGAATCAATGAACAAAGCGTTGTTGATGCATCTCAGGATCTTTTAAAAAACAGCTAGTAAAAAATACTAGCAACCTATAAAAAAATCATTTATAACGCAGGGTATCTATGGCTCAAAATAAAGGAGACTCTTACAGTGATATTCCTAACTATATTAGGCATTACGTTGAATCAACCGAGCGAGGCCACATTATTAAAATTCTTACTGAAGATGGACTCAAAACATTCAATTGTAAATGGTCGGACTATGAAAGAACAAAACCTATTACCAAAAAACTACAAGATTAAATAATTCCTAGATCTCTTAGTTCTTGCGGTGGCCGTTGTATAGTACACATCGGGCAGTCTACTCTAATCTTTTCAGATTCACTTGTGTCTTTCCATACCCAAACTTCTCTTAAGTCTTTACATCTCATGCATTGATGCTCAGGTTTAGATTTATATTTTTCTTTTTCTTTTTCCATTTCTAATTTTGCTTTTCTAAATATTTTTAACATAGCTTTATAAGCTCCGCCACTCTTATAATCATCACTCATCTTTTGCTTCTCCCCAAGATTTACCCAAGGCCACATCACATTTAAATGGTACTTTTAAATTTTCTACTGCATTTTCCATTTTATCTTTTATAGTATTTATGTCTTTATCTTTCCCAATACTAAAACAAAGTTCATCATGAATTTGTAACAATGGTAAGTGACCAGCTTTATAACAGTCTATCATAGCTTGCTTTGCTTGATCTGCAGCTGAACCCTGGATCAACCTATTTAAAGCTTTGTAAGTAAATGCTCTTCTAATATTATTTCCATAATTAGCTTTAGCTTCATTGTAATCCATAGCTTGATTCATTCCAAAAGTTGCTGGCTCCCATTTATCAAATCTACACTTACGACCTTTTATAGTTCTAATAAAACCAAACTTACTTGCTGATTGTGTGACTGCACTAGCTAATTTTTTTACAAATGGGACTCTAGAATTATATTTATTTAATAGTATTTCTGCTTTATCTTTATCGATACCGAGTTCCTTAGATAATTTTGCTTTACCCATACCATAGAATAAACCAAGATTAATTGTTTTAGCTTGTGTTCTAGATATACCAGCCATATCAGCTACGATTTGATGAAAGTCTGCTGATTCGTCTGCATAAGCTTGAATAAACTCATCAGATCCATCTAAACGCTCTCCGATAGACGCTGAGTAGTGTGCTACAAGACGTGGCTCTTGCTGCGAGTAATCGAATGAACCCCACTGTCTGCCGTCCTCAGGAAGAAATAGAGACCTTATTTTATTACCATACTCTTTGTTTCTAGCTGGTATTTGTTGAAGATTAGGATTTGCATAAGATAATCTGCCTGACACAGTTCCTCCTTGATCTGATCTTAGTTGATTTATCTCTGCGTGTATTCTTCCTTTGTGCACATATCTTTGAATAGAATCAATAAAGGTAGAATGAAACTTATTTATCTCTCTTGCCTCTCTAACTAAACCCGCTATAGGATGTTCACAATTTTGCAACCAGTTAGTTGTAAAGGATGGTTCATTGGATTTAGCAGTTCTTGGATACTCGACACCTAATCTGTCAAATACTTGCGCAACACTTCTTGCTGCCCAAATATCTACATCCAATGTGGTTTCTTTTTTTATCTTATGTAAAACTTCTTTTTCTTTTGATCTAAATTCTTTTTTAAGTGACGCTGCCTTAGCTTCATCTACTCTTATGCCTGTTTGCCTCATTTTAATTAATATTGGCAGCAGCTCCATCTCCATCTCCCAAACATCATTAATAGATTGTTTTTGTATTTCACCTTTAAATCTCTGCCATAGCTTTAAAGTAAGTGCAGCATCTTGCTCTGCGTAAAAACCAACGTAACCCGCAGGCATTTTCCAAAGATCTTGTTTAGGATCAATACCCCATTCTTTGGCTTTCTCTTTTAAAAAGGTTTCGTTTTTTATCTCACCAAGATAATCTTTTGCACAAGCATTAAGAGAGAAGCTCCATCTATTTTCGTCAATCAAAGCTGCAGCTACCATAGTATCTACTATCTTACCATTAATTTCAAAACCATTTGCAAGTAACCAACCAACGTCATAAGAGGCATTGTGAAAAATTTTTGTGCTTGGTCTTTTTAATAAATCAACCATGAATGCAGTTGTCACTGCTAAATCCATGTTACCACCAGCATCATGTTGTATTGGAAAATACCATTGCTGACCAAGTGCAGCTACAGCAAAACCAACTATACCACCATCAAATGTCGCCCAGCCAGATCCTTTTGTTTTTAAGTTTGGATCTTTTGTTTCTAAATCTATCGCAACTTCATCTGCATTTCTTAAATCAGGATACTCTGAGGGAGCCACCCAGTCAGAATCGTTATATATAAAATTTAATTGATGACTCATGCGTCTTGCATTTGTGCTATCTCAGCTGCAAGCTCTTCTACCTCGCCCTGCGATACCAACTCTTGTTTTTTCTTTTTCTTTTTTTTCTTCATAAAATCTATCTCCATTTCACAATAATGAATTATTTTTTCTAAATCTTGTATTCCGCCTTTGTTTTTGTATCTACACGTATATCTTATTACATTGGCTTGAAAAGGATTTAATTGGTTTTCTTGGATAAATGTCCAAGGTTCAATAAGAAAAGATTTATAGTGAGATCCACCAATTTGTTTCTTAGGCATAATTACTTTTATACAATTTATAATATTTAGACAAGGGAAAATGATACTTATGATATGTGCCTAGCAAGTGTAAAGTATTAATACTTCTAGTAACTCCTGTATACCAAACACGTAATTCTTTTACTCTGTCTTCTAAATTTTTTCTATCAAAATGAGATGGAAAATTACATTTAGCTGAAATCACAACATTGTCAGCTTCACCACCTTTAACTTGATGTATGGTATCTATGATGATTCTTGCTTTATCATCTAAATTAACTTCACTCTGTAAAAGCTTTCTAAAGTAGGATTTTTCCTTATCTTTAAATTTTCTTTGAAAAGCATCTACCCAGGGTTTACGTTCTTCTACCATTCCGCCTTGTAAATGTAATTGCTCAAAGTGAAATACTTGGTTAGGATGAGCAAAGCTCCACTTTTTACTGTCCGTTGATCGGTAGCCGTGGTCTATGTTTAACAAATAATTATACATGTTGCATGCATCGTCTCTTGTTATTGCACCTCCATCGCATATGCTTTGCCAATCACAAATAGCTTTCCATTGATTAACGTCAAATGATTTGTTTCCACGCATATCTTGAAAGTATAATCCTAATTTTCTCGCTTCATCTTGCATCTCTTTCTTTACATCATTGATTCTTGCAAGCACCATCCAAGATCCTTGTATCTCCCAAGGTATTTTTTTTAACGTGCTCCACTTATAAATCTCTCCATCACTTCCGTTAGATGTAAACTCTTTCTCGATTCTGTGTCCCTCCATGCCATTTAAAAGACATTTAGAAAAGAAATGTACTTTTTTATTTAGTCTTCTAGATTGTTTAAGTATTTTTACTTTACCAGGAAAGGTTTGAAAGAATATAACATCAGCGCCATTCCATTCATAAATAGCTTGATCATCATCGCCTGCTATATAAACTTTGTCTGCATTCATGGCTAACTTAACAACCATGTCCCACTGTAAAGGAGTAAGATCCTGAGCTTCATCTACCATTAATATTTTAAAAGGTAATGCTAAACCCGATTCAATATATTTCTGCACCATATCTGTAAAATCTAAACGATCATTTTTAAACTCACCTGGTTTTGACTCGTAAGTTTTATATTGTTCATAACCATAAATAATAGATTTGAATTGTTGTAATCTAACTTTTTTACGTGGCTCTTTTTTATATAAATCTATAGGGTCCATCTTCATGTTTCTTGCCCTATCATAAATTTGTAAAGACCAATTGTTATAAACTTTTTGATCATCCCAAGTAGGTTTGTAATTAATTTTTACTGTTCCGTACTGAGTATGAAACTGCAGCATGTCCACTTTAGGATCTAATACGGGTATGTCCGAAAATTGTTGTCTCGCTAAACTATGCAAGGTTCTAAAATATTTAAAATCATCTTCATCATAACCTTTAAATTGTTTACGAACCCTATCTCTACATTCTTCTACAGCTTTGTTAGTGAAAGATATGTAACAAATCTCATCAGGAGAAATGCCGCGCTTTAAAAATCTTGCTACTCTTTTTAAAAGTCTATGAGTTTTTCCTGTTCCTGGTGGGCCAAAAAATTTAATTGTTTTCCCATGGAGCTTTTGCTTTAGTAAATTTGACATCTTTGTTTCTGTGTTCTGTTTGTTTTGGTAATGTTGCCACCCAGTGTCTTGCTTGTATACCTTGGAATTTTGCTTTTTTCTCACAACCTGCTCCTTGTAAGAATATAGTACAATCTTTTTCTGACCAATTGTAGCCTTGTTTTTTCATAAACTGCCTAAAAGTTTCAAGTTTAAATCTAATTTCTTTCCCATCTTGAAAAATATTATCATGTTCAATTTGATCAAACTCTGTAATTGTATCTGTATCTTCAAAGAATTTTATTATTCTTGTATTAAATACTTCTTTTTTCTCTTCCTCTCCATCAAAACCTTCCATATCTTGTTTGTTAGTAATTAACTCTTCAAGCCAATCTCTGTAAGGGTCAGGATCTCTTTTACTTGGTTTTAATGGTCTCCAAACAATATCGTAATTTAATAATCTTTCTCCTAGTAACTGTTGCTGATAAAGCTGTTTTGTATCTAACTTTACTACTTTACCTTGTATGGGTAACAACCAATAAGGATCGGGATATGAATTGACTTTAACTAGTTTACCAACTTCAGGTATAGCTTCATTTAATCCTATTCCGTATTTTCTTTTAGCGCATTGTGTAGATCCATTACAATACATTCTAGCTACTGATGTTCCACATTTATATGAATAATCTTTTTTATCTACTTGATCAATTACTTTAGCTATCTCTTTTGGTGTTAGTGGTGGAACACAAATGGTTTTGTTCATTTCTCTAATCTCTGCTTCCCAATAATCTTTATCTTCATTTATTTTTTTACATAAGACACCAACGTTAAACATAGCATCATTACGACCTTCGCCCTCTCTTATTTGATTTCTTACAAATTTATTAACACAATTAGGCCACTGCTTGTCTTCGTTGTCCGTTGCTGTTTTAAGTTTAGTAAATTGTTCTTTTGTAATTATAAATTGTTTTACATACTCTATGTATTTATCAAATGATAAACTTTTTGCTTCATCATCCATTGCGCATCGTGTTGGAAACTTTGCATTGTGATAAGGTAAGTTTACAAATTGACCTTTTTGTTTGTCATCCCATTTCTCAGGAGATAAATCTACTGTATCTTGAGCAGGAAATATATCAGTCTTCGTATCATTGACACCAAGATCAGATGCAATTGCTATCATCTTTTTCCTCATATCAGCTGCAGCTACAGGTTCTGATAAATGTAATATTAAATGTAAACCATTTGATTTAGATCTATAAGGTACAAATGGATATTTTCTTTCTCTAATTGTTTTAATGAATTTTTTATGATCGATATTATATCTATCGACATCTATAACACCCCAACTTGTTGTTGAGTCGTCTCGTATTGGCACAGTTCCAAAACTATCCTTGCCCTCCAAATGATCTAACCAATTTTGATCTGTCATTGGAATAGGATTAATCCAACTACGCCATTCGTCTTTTCCGTCAGATCTTTGCTTACCTAACTTCTTAGATTGACCATGATATGTATCAGACCCCTGGAACAGCTTTTTAAACTGTTCCAAGGATTTATTAAAATCCATATTTAAAATGGAGTTTTTTCTGATGCTTCTTCTTGGCCGTGTTTTACTTTAACACTTCCACTCATTAAAGATTGTCTAAACTTATAAGCTCTATTTACTAAGCTTTCGTCTTGGACTAATCCTTCAGATGTAATTTCCCAACCATACCAAGAACCTAATTGGTTTTTCTCCAACACTGTCTTCAGTCTGTATTGTTGAGTAAATGGTGCAGGTCTAAAGAAACCTTTGCCGTCTTTTTTAGGCACTTGCATCATGTTCATCATTGAATTCCACTTCTTAGATTTTTTTCTTTGAGTAGATTTCATTGTGATTAATGCTTCGCTGGCCATACTTTCTTCGACTACGACTACAAAGTGAGAAGCTGTTTCTTCTATGTAGTTTCCAGATTCTAATCTATCTTTACCGTCATCACCTCTATTAGTTTTAGACATGACATCACTATCAGCTGGATAGATGTTTCTAGGTGCATTACTACCTTCTTGTCCTCTGTCCGCCCATTCAATGTATTCAAACTTGTAATAAGCAGGTATCACCAAGATTCCTTTATTACCGTCATAGAGTTTATCTGTAACAGTATTATAGATCATTCCTGGTTTTGCAGCTTCAATATATTTAGAATCCCCAGCTGTCACTTGTGGTGATAACTGTCCTAAGATTTTAAGAAATGGTAACTGCAGTGATTTGCTATCAATGTTTTCAAAACCTTGATCTGCAAATTTTTCGATGTCGATTGTTGCTACTTCGTTTTTCTTTTTTGTAGCTACGTCTTTGCCGTTAGACATGTTTACTCCTTCGTTTTTAGTTTAGCTTTATTTGCAATATAGATACCAAATAAATCAAACGGGAGTTCCCTTCCTTTTTCAACTTGTTCTTTAGCAAAAGCTTTTAAAGTCATAGGTTCAACTTTTTGCTTCTGCAAATATTTAAACCCATGTTGCTCACAGACTTTTACTAATTCTGCAACTTGATTGTCTTGTCCTCTGTTAAAAGTTGTTGTGACTGTATTCTTAATTAAATCTCCAAAACCCTTATCCCGAAGCCAACTGAAAGCTTCATCGGTACGACTCTCAGGTATTCTAGCGCCATAAAAGGGCTTAACTTCAACTTGCGTACCATCAGCAAGTTTAATTGCGTTAACACCTGCCTCTTGCATAAGCTCTGGTATTTTACGTTCCTGATAATCTTTATATTTAGCTTTCTTTACGGAAAGTGCTTCCTCTGCTTGGTCTATTTCATTTTCAAGTTTTTTCATTTCATTACAAGCGTCCGAGATTGATTTCGTGCTCGCAGTATCAACTTCTAAATTTGAAAACTTTTCGATATCCATATCTGATTCGGTTTATAGACTTTTCCCTTGCAAAGTCAAATATAAAAATATACAACAGGCTTGGATATGGCAAAGTGGAAATACCCTTATAAGACACAACCTTATGAACATCAAAGAAAAGCATTAGGCGAATCAGCTGATAGAACAACCTATGCTTTGTTTATGGAGATGGGGACAGGTAAAACTAAAACAACAATAGACAATATCGGTTACCTATATTTAAAAAAACGTATAGATGCTGCGCTTATTGTTGCCCCAAAATCTGTTTATACTGTTTGGCGAAATGAGATAGACACACATTTACCCACAGAGATTGATAGATCTATATTTGCTTGGAAAGTTGATAAACCTAAACAATATAAAAAATTTCTAACAGAAAAAAATAAATTAAAATTTTTTTTAATTAACGTTGAAGCATTGTCTACAAAAAAAGGTTTAGATGAATGTAATAGATTTTTAATTAACCAGCCAAATAATATAATGGTAATTGATGAATCCACGACCATAAAAAACCCAAAAGCAAAACGAACAAAAAACATTTTAGCGCTAAGATGGCGAGCGCGT